TTGGAGTGTTCAAAGAATGCAGGCATACGTGCCCGCTGTGTTTCAAGAAGGCCTTCTGCTTTCCCTGCATACATTAGGGAGTCGCTTTGATCCAGCCAAAATTTTTTGTCTAAATATTTATTGGTATGTTCGCCAAGTGGCTGCATGATCCAGTTGATCGTCGCCTTACGTAGCTTATCAAGAGAGGGCGAGATTGTCAAGCCCAGTTCTCGTGAGACTAGTGAGTTACATGCGACGTGGACTTGTTCGTCTCGGCTGATGTCGGCACTAACTGTTCGCATGCCAGCATCACCGTTAAATCGCATGAATGGGAGGAGCACAAAGAAAATTGCACGCTCGGCAACCATTGCTTTAAGGATCGTGTGATCTGGATGAGCAGTCCAGGCGTCGCGGAGCCGTAGGGCTTCCGCTTCAGCTTTCTCATCAACGCCGAAAGAATTGGCGATGTAACCAAGTGCAAGGTCGTGCTTCTCCTCATCTTTGATGTTGGATAGGAGTAGATCACGAGCCGCTTCCGGTACATCATTCTTGAGAGCATCTTTGATAAAGTCGCCAACAGGTAGTTCCATGTGCCGGATAGCCAGCGCACGATATATGGTTTCTTCGGCACCTTCTTTTACTTTACCAGCTTCAGTTTGAACTGGTTGCCAGGTGCGCTTTCGATTGAGTAGTTTAGTGTATGGGTTCATTCGCCACAATTACAGTCAGGGACAGGGGAGAGTAGTTCCTCCAGGTAATTGTCCACATCAGCATCTTCCAGAGCAGCATAAACGTTGCTCTTGTCTTGAGTGTCACCCATTACCTGCAAGGAGTAGTAAAGGGAGGTTTGAGGCGAAGCCAACCACTCTTCCACGAACGAATTGTCGTAGGTTACCATGTCACTCCATGAGTTGAATGAGTATCCGTGAAGAAGTCCCGTATTATCGAGCAGCGTCATAAGTCCGTCTGCTACTTTTTTAAAGTCTTGCCAGCCAACTTCGCTGGCTATTTCTACGTCACCGTAGTCATAAGATTCAACGCCAAATGTACCGCTATCCCTATCAACGTGTCGCGCAATAGGAGGTGCGATTTCAGGAGTGGTAGTAAATCCATCAGTATCTTTGTATCGGTAGCTGCAGGAGGCCGTAGGAGCCACGGCAAATGCCCTGACCATGCCATGGTCCCGAGCCACCCGTGCAGCGGCCTCTACGGCTCCCCTGAAGGCCTCTGCGAGGGCGTATCCGGCGGAGGCTGAGAGCCGTCCGCGGTTCAGGTCCGTCAGACCTTGGCCAAACTCTTTATACGATACCTTGAAGCGTCGCAGCAGGTTAGCCAGACCCAACATACCAAGACCAACTTGTCGATCAACTGTTGGGGAGAGGTACTCACCGGAAGCATCTACGTTTGTTTTTGCATGAAGCTCACAGAGCTGGGTCATGCCTTCTACAAATGCAGACTCAAGATTACCCACGTCACAAGCGCCACAGTTAATATGCTGAAGCAAGCAAGTGCCACGGCTAGGTAGATAAACTTCCAAGCAGACATTACCATAAACGCGATTGCCTTCTTTGTCGTATTTTACTTTGTTAAGCCAGATGTCTCCAGACTTAATGCCATAGAGTAGTTCCTCTTTAAAAGTACACGCCTTCCACCAATCATCGGTGATATTGACGCATCGTTTGACCCAAGGAAGCTCTTGACGTGATGCTTGTATAAACTCAAGGCAATCAGGATGCTCCATGTCCAAATGCAGGACAATAGCGCCGTTCTTGTATACCCCGCCTCTGCGAAGAATCTCATTTAGTGTAGAGTAAATTTTACCAAAACTTACAGGTCCACTAGCGGTTACACCAGATGGACGCTCATAATTTTTTGGGTCAAGTTTTGACAGGTGGATTGCACAACCTGCGCCGTAGCGTAGAGCATGAGATGCAAAGCGCCAACTGGCTTCAATGCCATTTGGTCCCTCCATCTCGTTTTCTACAACAAAAACTGTACAGGAGACAGGCAAACGTGAGTTAGGATCATCGATCCAAGATTGTACGCGCCCTGTACGGGCAACTAGGTCGTTTTTCATTTAAACTAAGTCAGACAGGTCAGGTGGTTGATATTGTGGTCCCTTGAGGACTTTACCGTCTTTTCGGTAGATCGGTTTACCGTCTTCACCAAGCTTGGACATATTTGATCTATGGACACGGCGAAGTGCTTGTTCTAGATCCCAGTCCATATTCTCAGCATACTGAGCACAGACATAAACTAGATCAGCTAATTCTTTGAGACAATCAGCACGGCTACTGATGTCCATCATAGCCATTTTGTAATCTGATTCGATAAATTCTTTAAATTCTTCAACGATCAAATTCTTCTGCATCAAGCGGGAACTCAAATCGTTCCGTATATTGTACGCTCGGCGGAACTCGATCGCTTGGTTGCTCAGGAGTGACATATTGCAGTTCGTTGGTGAGATAGTGGATTGCTTTTTCTAAGTCTTCGACATAATTGTCTTTATATCCCGCACGACAGATGTACTTTACTGCATTACCTAGGTGGTAGGTGAGTCCTTGATCACGAATAAAGTCCCATACTTCGATGGTTCCGCGGCGGTAGTATTCTGGGGAGTGGGCCATTCTTTAAGCAGTTGCTTAACTGTATTTGTTAGTGCGTAGTTTTGTCGTTGTAGCGCAAGAAGGATTGTAATAATGTCTTCCTTCTCAGCTTTTGGTAGCAGATCAGTCAGTCGTTTCAGTTGAAAGTCCTGCTCCATTGTCATCTGTGTTACAGGCATCGGGGGGAGTCCAATAGAGGATTTGTTTTCGTCCGGCGTCATAGTTCTCGTGTTGAAGGATTTTAGCCAGGCGAGCATTGAGCATAGCATCGTCTTCCGACAATCCTTTAGCTTTGTATGCTTTGACTACAGTATCCCACGTACAGCCTTCTTTGTCAAGTAGTGCAGCAGCACGTTTGACTCCGACTCCTGGGATGCCACTGTAACCATCTGTTTGGTCTCCTGACATAGTTTGTATGTAGTGCCAACGCTCTGCTTCCTCAGGCGTGATTGTGATAACCCCGGTACTGAGGTCAAACAATTCACCAGGGATTTGCCGCATGTCCTTGTCTGGAGATACGATAATATTACCTGGATACTTGGTAGCATAGATGCCGATGGAATCATCAGCCTCAAGGTAGTGGTTGACAATTACTGGGTATTCTTTCTTGAGAGCATTGATTGCTCGTCTATAGCCGCAGGGTTTCTTTCGATTACGGTGTCCTTTATACGCTGGATACAGTAACTTACGGAAGTTGCGACTACTAGAAAAGAAAAGAATAAAATCATCGAAGCATCCAAGATCGCTTGCGATTGAATAGAGCTCTCGGTCGATTGTTTCCATGACCTCTGAGAACTTGGAAGTGACGACAATAACGTCATCTCCGAAGTCAATCTCTGTTTCGCAGGAAGCACAGGCTTTGTATACAATATAGTCTGCATCAATGAGTAGACTCATGTTTCATGTTATTTAAGTGTATTAGTGTACGTCTGCCCATGTGTTTCCTATCTTACCCTCTGCTGCAATAGGGCAGTGAAGGTTATAGTATTCTCCAGCTTGTACAGCTGATAGTTCTAGCAGAAATTTTAAATCGTCAGCGTGACTAGGGTCACACTCGTATTGCAGTTCGTCATGGACAAACGCTAGTTGTGATGCACAGAGCGGCATTGTCCGCACGGCATCGTTGGCAATCAGTAGCCATCTTTTCGCGAGAGATGCGCTAGACCCTTGTAGTAAAAAGTTGAGTGCTTTATGCGATGAGTCAACGTTAAGTCGTCTTCCATCAATCGCTTTAACATAGCCACGATCAGCCGCAGCTTGAACAGCAGCAAGAAGGTCAGCCAGACCCGGAATTGCCTCGACATAAGCTTTGCGAATTTCTTTACCTTTGGATTTAGCTGCAGAACTGTTGAGAGACTTGTCATAGCTTAATCCAATTTTGGCATCGCCGGCACCATAGAGGAAGGCGTAGGTAACTGTTTTGACAAGCTTTCTACTGATTCCAATTTTGTCGGCATTTGTTTGATGTATGTCTCCGGTGAGAAGAATGTGTGCATAACGACCCTCATCCCAACGATAAAGATAATTGGCGAGCATACGCAGCTCAACACCACTAAGGTCCGCACCCACCATAACTTGTCCGGGGGCTGCTGTGAATAATTGTCTGAATCTTTCGTCACTTGGGGTTTGCGCAAGGTTTGGGTTTCGGTGGGCACAACGCCCTGTGTTTGTAGCTACACTGCAATGGTGGTGAATCCTCTTAGATTTCGTAACAAGCTTGAGCCATGCGTTCTTCCCTTCGGAGAGCATCCCTAACATCTTCGAGATCTCCAGCATCCTCAAGAATGAGAGCGCCAGATCCGTTCCAATATCTTTCAAACTCGTTTCGTCTACGATCGGTTTCCCAGTAGGAGTAAGAGAGGTTGGCTCCCAACCGCTGTGTGTCTTCAATATCCATGCTATGTGGTCCCGTGAATTGGGGTTAAAATCTTTTAGGCGGGTGAACTCTGCACCTGCAATGTAGCCTTTGCTTTTGTTATCTCGTT